AGCAATAATAACCTGAGAGGGAAGCTTTTGATCATATTTACCGTAATCACCTCCGATGAGACGATCCTCACCAAATTTCACAGCATGCTTGACAAACTGATCCCATTCTGGACTGTGCGCGTTAATACCGACAGCACATTCAGAAGTTAGGGGGTTCATCTGCAATACACGGAGCAATTGAAGGAAATACTTTCGCATAATGACTACAATAACAGTGCTGTTGCCATAAAAGATTCTCATCTTATCTTTCGACAAAATTTCATCCTTCTTACAGGCATTAGCAATGCAATAGCATCTACGACCTTGTCTATATTCAGATAATACATACTCAATTTCTTCCATAATCACCGGATCAAGTTCACGGTTATTAGGAAAATCTTCAGTCGGGTCAAGTTCGGTAACAAAGTTCCGTTTAGGACCAGATAGTGGATATCCGACAGACGTATTCAATTTCAATTGGTCTATAAATTTAACTCCTTTCATTCCACAAATGGCCTCCTTATAGGTGAGAGGTCTTGCAGAGTTCCAAAGCTTGTTGCGGAAAATAGGGAGAAGATCCTCCTTATAATCTTCCACAGCAACAGCTAGAAGTCTATGGGGGTATGGCAATGCAGGCACTGCCAAGTTTTCCAGACATGTTTGCCAACCAAACCATTCTGGATTTGCCTTAGGGGCCCTGTAAATATTAGGGACACCACATACATCAATGAGATGAGGACTAATAGGAGTAATCCTCACATCAGATTTAAAGGTAGTTCGTCCAGTGACTGAGCCTAAGTACTCAACTTGTGAGTTTTCGGGCATAAAGCGAAGTGGACTCTTCTTGTGCAGCGGATCAGGCTTTGTAACCTGCACGCCAAGGACAGTTGTTCGAAAATTACCAGAACTTCCCGCTAGCTTAATGCCAGGGATTTTCCGGAGTTCAACGAATGCAGCAAAAAGTTGTTGCTGTGTAATAGAACCATAGCAACCTTCAGGCGTACCCTCAGCTCCACCCAAGTGGACACCAAGGATAACACTACCTTTTGTGTCAGAGATAACAGGTGCACCGCAAAGACCACCAAACGTGTTCATAGAGAAGTTCAAATATCTTCCTCCATTAAAATCACGATCAGTAGTACAAATACCGGGCTTGGTAACTCCTTTACCAGAAATAATCTCACCATCTTTTCCTCTCCACATGAGAGAGAAAGGTACAGACGGCATATTACCAACGGGAAAGTGCTTCACAATATCAGCAAAACTTCCACCGTTAGGAATATAGCAACAACGAATATCAG